GTAAGTGTAGACAAGAAATCTATTGTTGCTGGTAAGAATGACATGGGTGGCACCACTGCAAATATTGTAAAAGGTGGCACAGAGCAGGATCCAGACAACAAGCAGATTCCCGAGCCTAAGAATGAATATGCTAAAGGCAGAGGGGAAGTAAAGCATTCTAAAGAGTGGAAGAACCGCGTAGGTGGAAATTCTGGCACTTATAAAGAAAAAGCACCTGCAGCAAAGAGTGGTGAAGAAGGTGCAGTAAACGATCGTAGCCCACTAGCAAAATAAGGCAATAACATGCATATCCTCAGAGAACACTTGAGTTTTGATACAGCAGAGATGAAGGTTATCTCTGAGGATGCCCCTTCGGGAGGAGGCAAAAACCTATTTATGGAAGGTATTTGCTTGCAGGGAGGCGTCCTTAATGAGAATGGTAGGGTATATGAAGTAAGAGAAATTTCCAAAGCTGTTGAAAGCATTAATGACAAAATTCGTAAAGGATTTAGTGTATTAGGTGAAGTGGATCATCCAGAAGATTTAAAGATTAATTTAGATCGTGTGTGTGCAAATATAAAGCGTATGTGGATGGATGGTCCAAACGGTTTTGGCAAATTACAAATTTTACCTACACCAATGGGCAATTTAGTACGAGCCATGTTGGAAAGTGGAGTAAAATTAGGAGTTTCTAGTCGCGGTCAGGGTAATGTTGATCGTAATGGAAAGGTCAGTGACTTTGAAATAGTAACTGTAGATATAGTAGCACAACCCAGTGCGCCTAATGCATATCCTACACCTGTATATGAGGGTGTAAGAAATATGCGTCATGGTCATCATTTGATGGAAATGGCCAAGGAAGCTAAATCAGACCAAAAGGTACAAAAATACCTAGAAAAAGAAGTCACTAAATTAATTAAAGAGTTGAAACTTAAATAGGAGAAATGATCCATGTTCGACGCTATTAAACCTTTAGTTGATAGTGGAATCATTAACGAGGATACCCAACAAGCTTTAAATGAAGCTTGGGAATCAAAGTTAAATGAAGCAAGAGAACAAATTCGCAGTGAAATGCGTAATGAGTTCGCCGGCCGCTATGAACATGATAAGGGACTTATGGTAGAAGCCCTAGACAAGATGATCACTGAAAGTCTCCAAGCCGAAATTCTTGAATTCCGTGAGGAAAAAGAAAGTTTAGCAGCTGATCGTGTGCGTTTTAATCGTGAATTAGCAGAAAGCGCACAGCGTTTTGAGAAGTTTTTAGTTAAACAATTAGCTGAAGAAATTCGTGAACTTCACGAAGATCGTAAAGCTGCTTCTCAAACTACAAAACGATTAGAAAGTTTTGTAGTAAGACAATTAGCTGAAGAAATTCAAGAGTTTAGTAAGGATAAACAAGCAGTAGTAGAAACAAGAGTACGATTAGTAGCTGAGGCCAAAGCAAAAATGGAATCATTACAGCGTAAATTTGTAGAAAGATCTGCTCGTCTTGTTGAAAGCACAGTGTCAAATAGTCTTAAAGGTGAATTAACTCAGCTTAAAGAGGATATTCAATCTGCTCGTGAAAATAACTTTGGGCGTAAATTGTTCGAAGCTTTTGCTAGTGAATTTGCAATCAGCCATCTCAATGAGAATAAGGAAATTGTAAACTTACGCAAACAGTTAGAAACAAAACATCAAGAAGTTATGGAAGCAAAAAAGGCAATTGAAAACAAAGAAACTTTAATTGAGTCAGTTCAAAGAGAAACAAAGGTAATTAAGGAAGTTTATGAGCGTCGTGAAGCAATTAACGACTTACTTAAACCACTTAATAAAGAGAAACAGGCAGTAATGAGCCAGTTACTCGAAACGGTGCAGACAGATAAGCTAAAGTCTGCATTTGAAAAGTATCTTCCTGCAGTACTTAACAATTCAGTCGCTGTCCAACCCACAAAGAACCGTCAGCAAATTACTGAAAGTCGTGTTGAAGTAACAGGAGATAAAACTGCTAAGGTACACGCTGAGCCCGATTATAATAATGTAGTCGAAATTAAGCGTCTAGCAGGGCTAAACTAACCCTAATTAGGAGAAAAAGAAAAAAATGTCACAAGTACTATTAGAAGGCCGTTGGGGCGAAACAAAAGAAGCCCTACTAGAAGGCCTAAATGGCTCTCGTAGAACTACGATGGGCATCGTTTTAGATAACACCCGTAAGCACCTTATGGAAGCTGCAACCGCTGGCTCAACTGCTGCTGGTAATGTTGCAACTCTAAATCGTGTTATTCTTCCAGTAATTCGTCGTGTTATGCCAACCGTTATTGCTAACGAAATCGTTGGTGTACAGCCTATGACTGGTCCAGTAGCTCAGATCCATACATTGCGTGTTCGTTATGCTGAAACTGCAACTGCAACAGCACCAAGTCCCTTCGATACTAGCACAACCGCTGGTGACGAAGCTCTTAGCCCATTTAAGATTGCTACAGCTTATTCAGGCAGTCTTACAACTGGTCGTGCTTCATCTACTTCTGCTCTAGAAGGCGTTCCTGGTCGTAAAATTAATGTCCAGATTCTAAAGCAAGTTGTTGAAGCTAAAACACGCAAACTAAGCGCTCGTTGGACTTTTGAAGCTGCTCAGGATGCTCAAAGCATGCACGGTCTAGATATCGAAGCTGAAATTATGGCTGCTCTAGCTCAGGAAATTACTGTTGAAATCGACCAGGAAATCCTAGGCTCATTACGCAGTCTTGCAGCTACCGATTTCGCTTACGACCAAGCCGCTGTGTCAGGTACTGCAACATTCGTTGGTGATGAACATGCTGCTCTTGCTGTTCTAATCAATCGTGCTGCTAACCTAATCGCTCAGCGTACTCGTCGTGGTGCAGGAAATTGGGCAGTTGTAAGCCCCGCTTCATTAACTGTACTACAGAGTGCTACTACTTCAGCTTTTGCTCGTACAACTGAAGGCACTTTCGAAGCACCAACTAATACTAAATTCGTTGGTACCCTAAACGGTGCAATGCGCATTTATGTTGATAGCTATGCTAGCGATTCACAAGCTGTTCTAGTTGGTTATAAAGGCTCAAGCGAAGCTGATGCTGCCGCTTTCTATTGCCCTTATATCCCTCTAATGAGCTCTGGTGTTGTACTAGACCCAACTACTTTCGAACCAGTAGTTGGCTTTATGACACGCTACGGATATGTCGAATTGACAAATACTGCATCTTCACTTGGAAATGCAGGAGATTACCTCTCAGAAATCTCTGTAGCAAATTTGAGCTTCCAATAATCGAAAGATTGTTGTTAAACGAAAAACCCGCTTCGGCGGGTTTTTTCATTGTGTTTTCATTCTAATTAATATATATTATATATAGGTTCATATGTAATAGGGTCAAAATGAAAACAAAAGTTTTAGAACTAATAAAAGATAAACCCAAACATTTTTCAAAAATTATTAAAAATTCGCCTGAGTTATATAAGTGGATATTAGATAATACCAAGATACAATCAGAAAATTTTTCTGAAATGGTATACAGTGCCATTTATAGTGAATCTAACATATGTCAAAATGGAAATACTAAAAAGTTTAATTCTATAAATGAAGGATATAGATTTTGTGGGCCTGCGAATAAATGTTCATGTGCACTTGCCTCAGTAAAAGAAAAGGTCACACAAGCAAAAAACTCTTACACTGATGAGAAACGCAAACAAATCGCAGCCCGCCGTATTAATACTACACTCAGTCGTTACGGTGTAAAAAATAATGCACAAACTGAAGCAGCCAGACAAAGGCATAAAGAATATTACGATAAATTTCCACGAAAATCTAAACCAGTGAAATTAACTTCCTATCAGAAATTAGACAAAAAATATAGATTAATAGGAAATGTTGCGTTTATAACTCCAGAACACATGTACAAAGGTGTTAGTGATCAAATATATTATCAATTTAAATGTTTAACTTGTAATAATAATTTTGATGACTATATAGATAATGGACATTTGCCTAAGTGTCGAATTTGTAATCCTTATATTCCTTCTTACACAAGTAAACAAGAAACAGAAGTTTTTAATTTCATCACTACCATTACAGATAAAACTGTAATACAATCAGACAAAAGCATAATTAATCCTTATGAATTAGATATTGTAATACCTGATTTAAAACTTGCAATTGAATATTGTGGACTTTATTGGCATTCCGAAGCTTATAAAACTGATAAAAATTATCATATTAACAAAATGATACTTTGTAATCAAAAAGGATACAGATTAATTACGATATTTGAAGATGAATGGACAAAAACTCCTAATATAGTTAAAAGTAGATTAAAAAACATATTAGGTACAGATAAAAAAATATACGCTAGACATTGCACTGTGAAGTTAATTGCACATGACCAGGCAAAGGGTTTTATTAAAGAACATCATATTCAAGACAATACTATATGTAAATTTGCCTATGGGTGTTTTTACAAAGACGAGCTAGTCGCAGTTATGACTTTTGGTATTCCAAGATATGATAAAACGGTACAATATGAGTTAATACGCTATTGTAGTAAAAATACCATTGTTGGAGGTGCTAGTAAATTGTTTGCTAAATTTGTTGCAGAATATAACCCTCAATCTGTCATTTCTTATTGTGATATGCGATGGGGCACAGGAAATTTATATAAAATGTTAAATTTTGTTCAAGTGGATAAAAAACTAGAACCAAGTTATGCTTATACCGATTTTGTTAATCGTTATCATAGATCTACTTTTACTAAAGGAAAAATAGTAACATTGGAAAATGTTGATAAAACTGAACATCACATCATGCGAGAACGAAATATATATAGAATATGGGATTGTGGGCAATCAAAATGGTTATACACTATTACACAGTGAAAATTGTAAATACGCTAAATATTATTAACAAATTCTCAATCGGGATGGGAAGTTCAGAAAGGACCGTAAGGTCCTTTTTTCATACAAAAATAAAACAGGTGAAGTTTTTTCTACACTGTCGATAAATATCTTAATATATTATATCGTCATGAAAATAAAAGACATCCTTGCAGAGATACAAAGAACCGGCACTGACCGCGACAAGACCGATTACAGTAAGGAAAAAATAAGCCAAAAAACTTTACGCAAAGTCCGTATGATACCTGGCAGCAAACAGTACGGCTACAATGTTGGGGTAGGCAGAACAAAATTTACTCAGGCTAATTATCTCATACATTTAATAGATGTACCAGCAAAAAGATATATAGGTTGGTTGGGTTTAAAATCTGCCAACTGGTTTCCTATAAAGAAAAGCTATCAAGTAGCAAACATAGCTATTGATGACGATTATCGCGGTCTAGGGCTGGGACAAAGCCTGTATGGTATTGCACTTAGTTTGCTGAACATGACCATAGTGGCCGACGAAACTCAAACACCTGAAGCGCGACGAACCTGGGTAAGAATGAATTCAATACCAGGTGTTAACATTCGTGGTTATACTTCTGTACATGCCGAAGACTGGAATAATCGAAACAATCGCAGCGAAATCTATGATGAGTCTGTTGACAGATTGATAGGAGCACTGCTGCGGGGCGATGGTCAAGTTATAGGAAAAGACCCGGACTTTGTATATGTAAGTTTCCCGGTGGGTGCCAATGCCGATCAAACTGAATTACAATCAATAAAGAAAGGCATTGCTATTTACAGTGCCCGCCATCAGGAAGAAGGTGGTACATCAAACGGGCTCTATGCTCAATGGGTAGGTGGACAATGAGAGCGCATGAGTTTATTATTGAAGCACCACTTACAGACTATGTGCCTTTAAATTTTAATAAAAAAGGACAGTTTAAGCCTGTAGACCAAAGACTGATACAGCATCCTACAACCATTAGTAAAGCAGCAAAAGTCTTTGCCCGTATTCCCTATGATGTAAGACTGTTTTTTGTCAACACGCCTGGACTAAGAGGATATAGAGAAACTGGAGCAAAATCAGCTGATGATATTAAAAAAATATTAGGTAAGGATGCAGATCCTATATTAGACGGCAGCAAAGATGCTATTACTATACTATACATAGGTAACTTTGGTGTAGATAAGGTAATAATGACTCCCTGGATTATGGCGCATAGATTCGGTCATGCAATTACTGCTACTAATAGATTCGCCTACGGTGGCACTAATGTGCCTAACGATGCTTGGAGTCAAACAGAACAACATTTTTTTAGATCCATAAATGAAATACTGTCTGAAGCCTATGGTATACGCCGAGCTACCGATACTGGCTTCAAACGATCAGCAGTAAACTGGAATGTCAGCAGAGAATACAATGCACTTTTTAATGCTATAGGTACGCAACGCAGCAGCAGAGAAAACTTAATTAATCGTCCTTATGAATTCTTATATGAATTATTATCTCAATACTTAGTTACAGGAACAATAAAATTAAATCCGTTGCCTGAGCGTATTGGTTATGGAAGAAAGGCCTGGGGACGAGTAACAAATTATTTAATTTTAAATAAAGATTATCCAGCTAATGTAACTGATAAAATTGCATATGATATGGAAATAATGTTTGATTCAGTTATATCCAGTCAAGTTGGTAAAATCTTTGTAATGTAATTATGAGAGCTATTGAATTTATAATTGAAAGTCAACTGCGAGTAGATGTACCAAACGAAAATTGGTTACAGGATAAAATCTCATATGCTAGAAAAAAGGGGCGTGATCGTTTTGGTGCCCCCTATTTTGGTGCTACAACTGCATATATACCCAATGGTGAAAATGTAAATGTGCCAGTTGATTTACTGAAAAAATTACCGGGTATGCGTCAAGAACAGCAAAATGTTCGGCAAAAAGATTTAGATGCTATTATGCAGATAATGAAAGACACAGAAAAACTGCCGTTAACCAACCGTGGTCAAGAATATGTTCCATTCATTGTAGTAGCCTACAATGGTGAAGCCTGGGTTAATGAAGGCAACCATCGCATAATGGCTGCTGCTAGGTTGGGCTGGAACAGTTTGCCAATTGAGCTAAAATATTATGATGGCGGCGAGAGAATAAAAAGCGGGCTACTATATCCAGGCAAACTAGGACTACTATGAGAATTGCAGAATTTATAACTGAAAGTCTCAGCAGAATCGCTTACCATTATACTAATATCCTTGCTGCAAGACAAATTCTTAACTCTGGACAGTTTGAACTCAGCAGTGGTCTAGGCAGCGTGGAACAACAATACATGCCCCGAGGAAAATATTACTTTCTCAGCACCACACGCACACGCACCGGCGGTTATCACGATATCATTGGCAGCTCAGCAGTGTTATTTGTGTTAGATGGAGACTGGTTTAACAGTCATTATAAAACTAGACCAGTTGATTATTGGCTGAATAGATCTCCCGATCAACAACATCATCGTGCTCACGAAGCCGAAGATCGGGTGTTTAGCTCTGAACCAACTATACCGATTGATGGTGTAACTGCTGTACACATTTATGTCAGTTCTGATGCCGAACCGCAAATCAAGGCATTGGCTCGACAAACATTGATCGCTGCTAAACGCAGAGACATACCTACATTTTTTTACCAAGATAAAAAAAGTTGGCGTTTATTGGATACAAGAAGAACTACTAGTGGCGTATTGCCCGGGCAAGACCTTCGAAAAGGCCATGTGAGTAGCCGTCGTCGTGGATATATGACACCTTGGATAGAACTAATAAAAGCAAATAGTAAAGAACAATTAGGCAAAGATGCTGATCGTATAAGATATAATTTAATGTATTCTTACGATCGATCAGAATCTGCGAAGGGATTGGCCAACGATTTGTCCAATGCTCGCAAACCTGATAGCGGTCCAGATCGTCGACATGCAATCACAATTATTCAATATATGCGAGAGCGAGGATTTACCAAAGTATCGGAATTTGTTGATAGTTTAGCCGAGAAATGGAAGGCAATAAAATGAGATTCCTAGAATTCATTAATGAAATAAAAATTTCAGGTCCCGATCCTCAAGTGAAGTCTTACATCAACCGTGTGTACACAAAATTTCCTGGCACTTGGCAAAACAATCATGTAATGTCTTGGGGCAAAGGAGATCAGCAACAATTTGCTATTTTTGAACTTGTGCCTAGTTTGAGTAGGCGAGGCGCAGTGGAGATCAAATGGTTTCAAGCACATCCATTGCGTAGTGGAGTAGGCAGTAAAGCAATGCAAATACTACAACAAATGGCTCAAGAAGATGGTATTGCATTGACTTTGTATCCTTGGGATCGAGGTCAGGTCAGTCAGGCTAAACTAATAAAATTTTATCGCCAACAGGGATTTCGGCCTGCTCTGAAAGGTTCAAAAAATTTAGTTTGGGAGCCCAAACAAAGTGCGGCGGAAGGAAAGTTAATTAAATGAGAGCTAAAGAATTTATAAACGAAAATATTGGCAAATTTAAATTTCTTCGTCCAGGGGAATTAAAAGGTTCCTACACAGATGCTCAATTACAAGCATTAGGATTTAAAAAAAGTCAGACAGGATCTTGGGTTATTTCCCAAGATAAATGGAAACAATTAGTACAAAATAAACTAATATCAGAAACAGAAACTATAAACGAAAAAAGAAAAAAAATTAAACAAAAATCTAAAACAAGAAGAATAGCCTATGGTGGTTGGATATATGGCTATCCAGCAGCATCTGGTGAGAGTGGTGAAGGTGGGGGCGATGGCGGTGGGGTAGAAGAAAGTCTTAATCAGCCTTATAACTTAATAGACTGGGATCAGGTTGATTTTGGACAACCTATTACAACCTGGGCTGCTCTGCCAGATGGCACTTATTTAGAAATTGAATTTAATCAGGAAAGTCCAGCTTTTAATGATTGGGAAG